ACACCGACCCCGCCGCTGCGGCTCAATTCTGGGATACGATGCTTAGTCCGCAGGGGCCCCTTCTGTATCGAGAAGAAGAAGAAGAATACTAAGTATGAATGGATTAGCGACATGAGACTATTAGATACAATTAAATCTTGGTTTGTGAAAGAAGAGCCCGTAGATATTACTGTGCTTTTTAAAAATGCCTGTTATGAACTTGGAATTGGCGATAAAATTTTGAACAAGACAAATGCAGCAGCTTTGTTTGAAGAGTGGTATACGGGCCCAAAAAATCAGGAAGGCGTAACGGCCTCCATCAAAGCGTTTTCAGAGAGCCACACTGTTATTGAACAGGAGATGGGGAGATTTATAAAGTGAAGCTCACCAAGTCCCAACTTAAGCAGATTATCAAAGAAGAGCTTCTTCAAGAATTTGGCAACGTTGGTAATTTTGGTGGTAAAGCCGGCACGCTTGGAGCTGTTGCTGGTCGACCCGGCGAAGAAGCGGACAGTCCTGATAGAGAGCCTTATGGCCCAGAACAAAACGCAGAAGACGGATTCATTAGCCTGTTGATTGAAATAGGGCACATGCTCGATGAGTGGCAAGAAAAAGAGTACCCATCAGATGAAGTGCGATATAAGAGCTATTTCACAGACTTGCAAAATTTATTAGGTCACTATGATCCTTGCGTTCATCATGATACGAAATGCGAGGAAGCGCACCCAGGACAGACTCATGAAGAGTGTGTCGAGGTTTCTATTAATAATGCGCTCTATGAGGTCTATTCGCACAAACAGAGGCGCTGGGCATGCGCACAAAAAGACAAGCCGGCCAAGAGTCGAAAGAAAAGCCTTTCGAAAAAAGAAGCCGAAGAAATGTGCACCGGCCCAACAAAGAAAAAGAGAGGTAAAAAATAATGAACTATGTACAAGGCAAGTTAGATAGATTAGTTGAGAAGGCAATTTCTCGCAAGTTTATGGTTTGGTTAACGGCGACAGGATTGTTGGCGTTTTCTGATTTAGCATCCGGCGATTGGGTTATGATCTCTGCAATTTATATTGGCGGCCAAGCTATTATCGATGGCATTGCTAGAATGAAAGGTGTTTGATGATTAAAGTTGACTGGCTTAAAGTTCTCGGTCTTGCAAAGAAAAACTGGAAAGAAATAACAATCATTATTCTTTTACTTACAGTTATTGGAAAAATGCGTTATGATTATAGGCAACTTGAAAATGCTTACGAAGCCAGCCAGCAATCTCTTCAAAATCAAATCGACGGGTTACAAGAGATTCATGCGGAAGAGTTAGAGAAAAAAGAACATGCATTGCGAACTTATCGCGATGCGTTAGAATTACTGGAGAGACAATATGACGAAGAAAGAGCTAAGGTTGAAGTGGTGGTTGAGGAAAGAATTATTGAAATTGAGACAACAATCGACAACCGAAAACAGTTTACCGAAAACAAAGAAGAACTTGCAGAACAAGTAACAGATACATTCGGGTTTCAATATGTTCCTTAAAGCGCTATTATTTTCGATGGTGGCTCACGCAGAGCCGCCACAGTTTACTATTGTTGGGCAGCATGAGCCGGCCCCTTTCGAAGGCGTATTATTCAATAAGCGAGGAATTGCTGAACTATTGGTGCTGCCTATGGAATACAGAATGGATTGCGATTTAGAAATAGAATATCGCATTGATGTGCAGGCAACCGAATTTCAGCTCGAAAGAGAAAACTTTCAAATTCGTCTAGATGCTCTCACTAAGGAATATGACTTGCGCATAGAACAAAAAGATATTGAAATTGCAGCACTACAAGAAGCAATGTTAAAGCAAGCGCCTAATAACAAATTATGGTGGTTTGGGGGCGGCGTTGCCGCTGGAATTATAACAACTTATGCTGCCTATAGAGTCTTCAATGAGCAGTGATTCAAATAAGATTGCAGCAATAGAGAAGGCCATTGCAGAGAAGTACGGAAACGAGACTGTACAAAATCCAAAAGCAAACTGGTGCGAGACCAAGGAAAAGGAATATCTGCAACAGTCTAAAGAGTTTTATAAAAAACAGCGCAAGATTGAAGAATGGCAAGAAAAAGTAGATGTTAATGGGATTAAGATCTCAAAAAAACTACTTAATAGAGAATCTTTAAAATGTTGTCCTGTCTGTGGTTCTTTTCCAAAGATTGCAATGGATGATATATGCCTCGTTAAATTTGAGTGTTGCAATACTTGTTACATAAAATACGTCGAGGATCGAGAAGAAAGATGGAACAAAGGATGGAGACCTAAAAATGGCAACAGTATATGAAATCGTTCAAGGATTATCGCAAGCGGCCGCAAACGCATATGACGGCGCGCTCGGGGAAGATCTTGAGCCCGACAAGCCCGGTATTTTACGCAGAGAAGAAGGCAACGCACTCGTCGATCAGCGTGTGATGGATGGCTTTAACGTTAAGTTCTATGGCAATAAAATGTGCCTTAGCTATCAATCGGAGATTAAGTTGAAGGAAGTATACGCCCCCGGCTTTGAAAGCGATATCGATCATCGTCTTAATGATATCAAAAAGTGGCTTACGAAAGAGTACAAGAAGATTACAGGCGATTCAGTCTCACTCACTGAGGTGGGAGAGATTGATGTAAGAGTAGAGAATTCTTCACGAATTCGCTCATGGGTTGTCGCCAAGAAGCACTATACAGTCGGCGGCTTGGAAGAGGCGATGGCGATTGAGGCTCCTTCTAAGAATCGTTTAGAAGCCAGTTGGAAATCATTTCTCGATCTCGGAGGCTGGCAGGGCAAACGCCCAAAGAATGATACGAGAAAGAAAGGCTCGGAGAAAGAGAAATGAAAATCACAAAAACACAACTTAAGCAGATTATCAAGGAAGAGCTTGAGAAGGTGATGAGAACCGCCGGCTCTCCTGAAACTGCTGTTGTTCCGATGGGTAAAGCGAAGACCACTCGGTCTCGGCCACCCTCCGATCGTAACAAAAATTGGCACGACGGCTTTGACGCTCTCCCTGAACAGGCTAAAAAGTGGCATGTCGAAGTCCGTGCCCTCTCAGATTCAGAAGATCGACAAAAACAACTTCAAGATATAGCTGTTCGCTCTAGTCATTCTACTGATTCCCAGAACGCCATCAAGGCGCTTGAGGCTTTTTATGAAGAATATGGGGTCTGGGGCGATCGCTGATGAAAATCACTCTTGAAAGATTGCGCGAGATTATAACCGAGGAAGTTATCAAAGAGGAGCTTGCTCCCGAGATTGCTGCCCCGGCTATCGCCGCAATGCTTCAGGGAACAGATTCGGTTATGACCTCTGATATTTTCGGCGCTGTCTTTGATCAGATGTATGGAGAAGGCGCCTTAGAAGACGAAGCTGAAAGAATGGCCGGCCCCGAAGATGAACCAGAAGAAGTCGACTTTCCCACCGAGTATCAGCCCGGTGGCGGCGAAGGAGATCGACCGGTGATGGGCTTTAATGAGAATATGAACGAGATTATCCAAGAGGAATATCATTTGCATATGATTGAATACTATCAAGCAAAGCTTGGGCTGTTACAAGAAGTGGCGCCCCCCTCGTACAGACAATCCCAGGGCCATCTTGAAAAAACTTATGGCGGTGGCATACCCCCTACATTTACTGGTGCACCAGCAGTGCCAGAACGTCGACCTTCGTTAATGAGCCAACAGCAAGTAAACGCTCTTAGAGCGCTCTCTTCTGATCTGCCTACGTTTGCCAAAAAAATTAATTCTATGGTAGGCCAAGGAGTTAACATTGCTCAAGCTGTAGATTTTATAAGAGGTTTTGGTGTTGATCCAATAGAAGTGCTTAAAATTGCTCACGAAAATCTTGAGCAAACATACCGAAATCAGAGCACTCACTCCGATAGTGTTAAGAAGCCTGAGCTACAACGCCATGAAACTCCTGGCGAATATTCTACTGGTATTGCCGGCAAGACTAAGCAAGATTTTGCTGATGAACGCTATGACGATATTAAGAGATATTTGAAGGGAGATATGCGCCGTATCAGAAACAATATCAAAGATATGCTTAAAGATTATCCCGATGCTGCTGTTTCTAAAAAATAAAATGATTAATGAGTTTTCAACTATCCAAACAAGAAAAAGTAAAAGAGATTCTTAAGTGTGGAAAAGACCCCTCCTACTTCCTTAACAACTACGCAAGAATATCGCACCCATTACATGGACTTATTCTTTTTAACACTTTCGACTTCCAAGACGAGCTTCTTACCGATTTTAATGATTACCGTTTTAACGTTATTCTAAAAGCTCGCCAGCTTGGTATCTCAACGATTACAGCCGGCTACATCGTATGGATGATGCTCTTCCACCGCGATAAGGCTATTCTTGTTATGGCAACCAAGTTTGCGACAGCGGGAAACTTGGTTAAGAAAGTTAAACATATTATGCGCAATGTCCCCGATTGGCTAAAGATTGCCACAATCAGTGTAGACAACCGCACCTCGTTTGAGCTTTCTAATGGCTCGTCAATTAAGGCCGCTTCTACATCTGGCGATGCCGGCCGTTCAGAAGCACTATCGCTTTTGGTGTTAGATGAGGCCGCACATATTGAAAACCTTGAAGAGTTGTGGACTGGGCTATATCCCACGCTATCGACAGGTGGGCGCTGCATTGCATTATCAACGCCCAATGGTGTGGGCAACTGGTTCCACAAGACGTGCGTTGAGGCCGAAGGGGGCACAAATAACTTCCGCCTCACTACGCTTATGTGGGATGTGCACCCGGATAGAGATGAGGAATGGTATAAAAAAGAAACTAAGAACATGTCCAAGCGCCAGATTGCACAAGAGTTAGAGTGCAACTTCAACACATCTGGCGAAACAGTTATTGATCCTGAGTGTATGGAGTGGCTGTTGACAACCGTTAAAGAGCCTAAGTATCGCACAGGATTTGATCGCAATTTTTGGCTATGGGAAGAATTTGATCCTACATGCAATTATTTGTTGGTGGCGGATGTCTCTCGCGGTGACGGCGCTGACTTCTCTACATTTCATATCGTTAAACTTGAAACGCTAGCGATCGTTGGAGAGTACCAAGGAAAGCCCACATTGGATATGTTTGCTAATATGCTCAACAGCGTAGGTCGCGAATTTGGCGGGTGCATGTTAGTGGTGGAGAACAATAACATAGGATATTCGGTTTTAGAGAAACTCATTAATGATTATCGCTATCCCAATGTTTATCATTCGATTAAGTCCACGCATGAATATATCGAACAGTATCAAGCCGAGTCAAGAAGCTCGGCAGTTCCCGGATTTACCACTTCCATGAAGACGCGCCCGCTCATCGTGGCCAAATTAGAGGAGTTTATCAGAAACAAACTAATTACCATATATTCATCTCGCACCATTAACGAGATGAAGACTTTTATTTGGAGGAACGGTAAGCCACAAGCAATGAAAGGCTACAATGATGATTTAATCATGGCATTAGCGATTGCATGTTGGGTGAGAGATACAGCCCTGCAGGCCAATGCGCGAGATTTAAACTATCAGAAAGCTTTTGTTGATGCAATCATTACCACTAAAACTACAATGAACACACAAATCAAAGGTCAACATGGCTACAAGAAGAACGAAATTTTTGATAAAATAACGGCAGCTGAAAAAATGTATGAACAATACAAATGGATTATAAAGTGAGGAAGTAGATGCCACCTAGAAATAACAGAGGAAAGAACCCAGCGAATTCACAGTCAGAACTTTTTAAAGCTCTAACTAGGTTATTCTCTGGACCGATTATTAATTATCGATCGCAGTCTGGGCGCCGAATTAGACGACAGCATCTAGATAAGTTTAGTTCTCGCTTTAAGTCTGCGTCTGGCCAGCAGTTTAAAAAGTCTCTCTACAATCCATTGGATGTTGTCGCGACTGATGCGATCGCCAATCAGCGCAGAACCGAACGTTATGTGGATTTTGATCAGATGGAATACATGCCCGAGATTGCATCGTCCTTAGATATCTATTCAGATGAAATGACAACTCATTCATCGTTGCGACCTATGTTAAACATCAAATGTCCTAACGAGGAGATTAAGGCTGTTCTTACAATCTTATTCGATCAGGTTCTGAACGTTCAATATAACCTATTTGGGTGGAGCCGTACGATGTGTAAGTATGGAGACTTCTTCTTGTATTTGGATATTGATGACAAGTACGGTATTACGTCGGTCATAGCGTTGCCCCCGGCAGAAATTGAAAGACTGGAAGGTAAGGATTCTACAAACCCTAACTATGTTCAATATCAATGGAACTCGGCAGGTATGACATTTGAAAATTGGCAAATGTGCCATTTTCGTATTTTGGGGAATGATAAATATGCTCCGTACGGCACCTCTATTCTAGAGCCCGCACGCCGAATTTGGCGCCAGCTAACACTAATGGAAGATGCGATGATGGCTTATCGAGTGGTGCGCTCGTCCGAACGCCGTGTCTTCAAGATTGATGTTGGCGCAATCCCACCACAAGATGTAGAACAATATATGGAGAAGATTGTAACACAACTTAAGCGTCACTCAGTTGTAGATCCAACTTCTGGCCGCGTAGACTTGCGCTACAACCCTATGAGCATTGAAGAAGACTATTTCATTCCTGTTCGTCAAGGCTCTGCAACAACCATCGAATCTCTCGCAGGCGCACAAAATATTACAGCCATTGATGACATTAAGTATCTGCGCGATAAGCTTTTCTCTGCGTTAAAGATACCGGCAGCCTATCTCTCGATGGGAGAAGAAGCAGCCGAGGATAAGACAACTCTCGCGCAGAAAGACATTAGATTCGCGAGAACAGTTCAAAGATTACAGCGGGTTATAGTTGCAGAGCTGACAAAGATTGGAATTATTCATCTCTACACTTTAGGCTTTAGAGGAGATGATCTATTGAGCTTCTCTTTAACGCTGAACAACCCTTCGAAGATCGCGGAGCTTCAAGAACTGGAGCACTGGAAGCAAAAATTTGAAATTGCCGGCAGTGCCACAGAGGGATATTTCTCTCGTCGTTGGGTAATGGAGCATATTTTTGGAATGTCTCACGAAGACTTTCAACGCAATCAACGTGAAATGTATTATGATCGTCGCCACGATGCAGCCCTCCAAGCTGTGGCCGAAGCCGGTGTCGCAGAAGGCATGGGCGGCGGCCTAGGAGGTGATTTGGGTGGCGACTTAGGCGGCGGCCTCGGTGGCGACTTGGGCGGAGATCTTGGGGGCCCAGCCGAGATGCCAGCCGCAGACGCTGGCGGCGAAGCCGCGGATGCGCTTGGAGGTGAGCCTGCACCCGGCGGTGGTGCCGAAGGCGGTGGTGACGAATCTGCTCTTCTGGCGGTACCTCCCGGTTCACGAAATGCGCCTCGTCTTACGGCGCGCTCAAAAGGAAAGGTATATCACCCTGTTAAGAGGGATAGACGCAAAGCTCATGCTGGTGGCCCTCGCACGCGTTCGCTTAAATCAGCAGCAGGGCAAAAACACAGCCCTGGTCATCGCAATGTATTTCCCGGTAGCGAGATTAACAGTTTGACTAAAGTTAGTATTTACGAACAAGATCTGTCTATTTATAATTTGAGAGAAGAAACAGAAGAAAGTAAACTCTTTGAGGTAAATGCGTCAGTACGCACCCTCCTGGAGAATTTAGAAAACAAAGAGAAGGATAATTCGGAGAAAAAGAATGAAAGCTAGACACAACAAAAAGAGAAACACTGCTTTTGTGTATGAGGCGCTTATTAGAGAGGCCACTTTTGCTGTCCTTAAAAATGAAAAGCACAAGAGAGATAAAGCAGTTTCTCTCATAAAGAAATATTTTCACTCTAATAGTGTATTGAAAAAGGATTTAGAGTGCTATCGCTCGTTGTATGAAAACCAGAACATCAATCTTGAAACATCTGAAAAGATACTAAAAGAAGTTCGCCTCCAGAGGCAGCTCATTGATTCGGATGTGCTCTTCAAACAACAGAGCGCTTTGATTGGTGACATCAATAAGGAACTTACTCCTGAAGTATTTAACACTTTTGTGCCCAACTATAAAACGCTAGCGACCATTGATCAAATTTTTTCTCCTAAAACCTCTCCTAAGCATCGAGTCATTTTAGAGGGCGAGATTATTAAAAGCATGAGCAACGCAACATCACAAGACGACGGTACCGGTACCGTAGATAAGTTGCTCTTTAAGACTTTTGTGGAAAAGTTTAATACAAAATATGAAACAGATTTATTGGAAGAGCAAAAAGAATTGCTCACACACTACATTGTTTCGTTTTCTGATAACGCTCTTCAGCTGAAATCGTTTCTCAATGAAGAGCTAGCTCGACTGAAGAAGGGCTTAAAAACAGCCTCTAAAACTAAAGAAATTAGCGAAGATATCGAAATGCTAGAAAAGACCAACAAAGTAGTTGGGCGCTTACAAGATTTTTCGAAGCAAGGAATTAGCGAAGAAGTTATTCTTACCGTCTTAAAAACACAGGCGTTAGTAAAGGAGATCACCAATGGCGATAACGATTAGAGTTGGCGAAGAGGCCAACAAAAAGTTGGTCACCCTGGAGATGGACATTCGCAAAAGCCTAAATGGCGATTTGATGATTTTTGATCATGGCGACATGGACATTATACTATCTGCTTCTAAGAACAAAGTGGTGGCATTCCCTAAAGAAATAATGTCCGACTATGTTTATGGGGCTCAAAATAGACTATTCTCTTTTTTACGCAAGAGAGGCGTGGTTATTCCAGAATCTATTCAGGCGGGAGCTTTTTATGGCTCGTTTGAGGCCACAATGGAAACTCCGAAAAGCGAGACGCTGAGCGCTTCCAAAATGGCGCTCCTGAGTATCTACAACTTTATTACTGAAGAGCGCCCCTACTTTGAGGCCACAGACGCAATAATCTCTATGACTGATGACGAGTTTATTGATCCCGACAATGAAGACTCGACGGAGCTGGGAGAAGTTCCGCAGCGCGTTCAGCAAGGATCGATTCGAAAGGGATACATCCGAGATCCTTATTCGTTGAATTATCTGTATACAATGTAAGGGAATAAATGACAGAGCTATTAACATTCATATTGTGCGCCTACGGGCTCACACAAATTCTTGTCTATGGCAAGATATTTTCGAGATTAAGGCCCAAAAAAGGAAAGCTTGGAGAATTAGCAAATTGTCCGATGTGTATGGGATTTCACGTTGGTTGGTTTTTAATGCTTCTTTCTCCGTTCACCGAACTATTTAGTTTTGATGTAACTGTGTTTAATTTTTTCCTTTTGGGATGGTTATCTTCCGGAACATCTTATGTATTCAATATGGTTTTTGGAGATAACGGAATACAATATTCACAAAAAATGGAGTTAAGTGAAAATGAAGATTACTAAAAAGAGATTACAAGAGATTATTCTTGAAGAATTGAAAGAAGCGGATATGATAGATGAAATCGGCAGCTACGGCAGCGCGCCTCGCCCGCGCCAAGGGCGCCGCCAGACCTCGATTCCGCAAGCCGCCGATGCCTCGACATCGACAGAAGAAGAAGATACCACATCTCAAAGCGGCTCAGAACAAGCTGCAGCGGCCCGCTCCTCTGGCGCTCAAGCTGCACTTCGTGGTCTGACAGGCGGCGGCTCTGCCAGCGCAAAGCAGGTATCGCAAGATCTCGGCAAAGCACGCCTGGATGTGGCGAAGCTTGGGGGCAATATTCCGACCGACGTGCGCACCCATCTGGCGCGCCTAAAGAAAGCGCTAGCCGCCCATACGGGAGAATAGAGAAAATGACGAACGCGTTTTGGACACAGAAGTGGGCCCTCCAGCCCGTTAGACTCTGCAAGAAAGGTTGCACGCCCGCGCGGGTAGCGCCCGCACGAACAAGGATTTAAGATGAGCAAGAAACTTTTACGAGAATATTATGAACTATGTGAAGGCGGCATTTGCCAAGATCTTCTGACAGAAGAAGAAAAGAGGTTTGTCGCAAACGGCGGAATGATGTTGTCTGGAAAGCTTCAAGAGTGTGACATCGAAAATGGAAACGGCCGAGTTTATCCGCGCAATGTTCTCGTCCGTGAAGTTAATAACTATCAAAAGCTCGTTAAAGAAAGTCGCGCCTTGGGCGAACTAGATCATCCCGAGACAAATGTCATCCAACTAGAAAAAGTATCTCATCGTGTTACTTCCGTCTGGATGGAGGGAAACAATGTAATGGGAAAGGTGCAAGTTTTAAATACGCCCGCCGGCAAAATACTCCAAGAGCTGGTCAATGGCGGCTGCAAGATGGGTATTTCCTCTCGCGGAATGGGCTCTGTTCGCGAAGATAAGAATAGCACCATAGTCGAGGATGACTTTCAACTAATCTGTTTTGACTTTGTTTCTGAGCCATCGACTCCGAATGCCTTTATGATGAAAGAGGCGAAGGAGTTTAAAAATAGAGTATTCACTAAAGCAGACCGCATTAACAGATTGTTAAATGAGATCATAGAGGATGAATAGTAAAAAACAATTTAGTTACCCATGGCACCAGTTCCAAAATCGCACACTGAATGAGGACTTTACCTCCACTATGCGAGGAGCAGTTGGGCAGCTTTCCGACAAAGCCAAAAAAGCTTCAGAAATGTCCCCAGCCTGCAATCCGGCCGCCCTAAAATCTCCAGAACTAGAACCAGATCCTGAGACTCTCCAGGCCGTAGATGAAAAAGGTATGGCATTTTATGTGAACCAATTGGCCTGCCAGATGATCGATGGTGATGTTTCTGGCGTTACTGAATATTTTAAAGATGTCGGCTCAAAGGGAAACCTTGTACAACTTCTGCAGCTCGCGACCGGATTTATTAAAGAAAAAGCAAAAGAGTTTTTCACTCTATCGACAGCGCAGGAAGCCCCGGGCCCACCCACCCCTACGCCGATAGCAGCACCCGCTCCTGTGTCAGAAAACGTGCCCAACCCCGAGTTTAGAAGAAAAGTGGCCAATGCCGCTGCAGCTAAAGATGCTGATTCGGAGGCGCCCCCTCCCGTCCCGCGTGAGGTCGCAGAAAAATACATTGTACAGCAGCTTCAAAATCTCTTTAATAACATTGATCTTCTTCATTTTAAGTTTATTTTAGGCAATGCTATTATTACATATTGGAGAACTTTAGTTGAAGACGATATAATGGATTTAGCAGGCAACCAAGCACTCGCAGCTAACGCGCGAATGATTGCAGAGATTGAAATTGAGTGGCTAACACAAATGTTGCAACGTATTAAATCGGAAGTTAAGCCCAAGCAGAAGCTTGAACCTAGTAGTTACGATGTTGATGTTCTTAAGGCGCCAGACGCTAAAAAGGGTCAATCCCCAGAAGAGATCGCGGCTCAAGAAAAAGCAGCGTGGGTGAAGAAGAGGGCTGATATGTTGAATCGCGCAAAAAATCCAGATCAGCGAATTGGCCGCAGCAAGCGCTCGCCAGGAAACAACAGGCTCACAGAACAAAACCAACGTTGGAAATATTTAGCAGGAATAAAATGAAGAAATCAGACTTAAAACAATTAATCAAGCCGCTCGTTAAAGAGTGCATTCATGAAGTTCTCATCGAAGAAGGGCTCCTATCAAATGTCGTAGCCGAAGTGGCTAAAGGCATGCAAGGAAATCTTGTTGTCGAAGCACAGCAAAAACCTCCTCGCAAACTATTTAATGAAGATCAGAAAATGCAAAGGCATGCCGATGATTCACGACAGAAGCTCCGAGAACATAGACGAAAACTAATGGACTCTATTGGAAATGATGCATATAACGGAGTTGATTTGTTTGAAAATACCGCTCCTATGAGCCGTCGCGAGGCCTCTAGCCCTAAAGGAGGCTCCGTTGATTTAGGGAATCCGGATGATGGAGGAGTAGATATTAGTTCTCTCATCGGTGGTGCTTCGCAAGTTTGGAAGGCAATGAAATGAAAAAGAATGCTAACGTTACGGTTCACATTAGACAGTGCGGTAACAACGTTGAGAAGATGATTAGAAGATTTATTAAGAAAACTAAGAAAGAAAAGATAGTAGAACAAGTACGCGATAGGCGTTATTATAAAAAGCCATCTGAGGCTAAAAAAGAAAAACGCCTTAAAGCTCAGCGACTTCGATTGAGAGAACAAAGAAAACGGCAAAGAGCACAAGAAAGACGCAATAGAAAAAATAAGTGACTATTTATTTGTGATAGTTAAAATTTAGGAGTTTTATAATGGCGAGTAGTTTTGCATATAAGAGTTGGGGCCGAACTAGGGGTCCAAAAAGCTTAATCCAAACCCAAGGTGTAGAAATAGATGTTGTTGCGGTGACCGACTTAGATTCGGCCAACCCTCAATACGACGGATATTCCACCGAAAATCAAAGATATTTGCATGTTTTGCTGATAGACAAGAATAACAGTACAAATTTAACTGTCACAGTATACGGCTACAACCATGCATTTGGTAAGTGGGCGCCCCTTAACACACTCGGTGTGGAGACTGGAGTTGATGGAACCCCTATTACCATCACAGTGGCAGATAGTGGCACCGCCGAAGGCTCTCAAACTGCCGCGATGCGAGAAATGGTAACTTGGGAGATAGCGGGAGTTGATCGAGTCGCCTTTGTCGGCACAACAGCAGACGTCAGATGTTATGCTGCATGCAGCACATTCTAAGGAGACCCTCAATGCCCCAAAGCATAAAATTTTTGTATACAAAGTTGATCGGAGCTTATCCAAATGGCTAGGTTCGGATGGGCATATGTTGATTGCGCAGACAGCGGTGGTGATGGCGGATCTGGATCTGCCGGCCCAGCCTACTCGCTTCAGTTTGTTACGGCATCAGGTGGCGGACATACTACAGGTTCTGCACATTTAACGTATTATACTAGCTCTCATAGTGGCATAGGATCTCCTGGGCACACTTTACATTTGACAGGCACACTCCGTGTTAAGGGTGCAATTTCTGCTAGCAGTTTTCATTACGAGGACATAACTGTTATTGGCGCCACGGGATCAACCTATTTTGGTAACACCAATGACGATGTTCATATACGAACAGGTAGTTTAACAGTAACTAAGACTGGATGGGGCACATCTACTTATATTTTAAGTGCGTCAGCCCACGATGAATCTGTGCGTGTGCGCGGCTTTGGTGGTTATTACTATCAGGTCACCGGAACAGTACATACAGTTAAGTCTGCTGAGTATATAATTGGAGTCGTTCAGGCAAATGATGTAACCATCAGAATTCCTAAGCCATCTGGCTCCAACACTGGCCGTCTTCTGATCATTAAGGACGAGATGAGAAACAGAGGAACAGGCAGCATCACTGTTACAGGTTCGGCGACCGGATTCCATATCGATATGATCGATAAATACATCCTTACCGGTTCATATCCAGCAATTAGCCTTTATTCTAATGGTACCAATTGGTTCGTCTTCTAATTATAATATAGGAGGCACCATTGCATGGCATACAACGCACTAAGCGGAAACGTAATTGCCGCTCAGAATTATATTCCTGGCGAGCTTGTTGTAGGAAATATAGTTTCGGGAAACTTAAGCACCTCTGATGGCGCTTCTGTTATTAATGTTCCGCGTGTGTCCAACGCAACTAACAATGCCATAATTACCAATGTGGACGGTGACGCCAACACCCTTACGTGTGAATCTAATTTAACATTTGATGGCGACACGCTGGCGATCACTGGCGAACTTAGCGCATCCATTGGAGTCTCTGCGTCTTTTTTTGAAGGGGACGGCAGCCGGCTAACAGGGATCACTAGTTCAGGTGGAGACTCAAGCTTAAACGTTTATTCTATTGGAAACGAAAATGGAAATTTACGGCCCGGCTTTAACTATGGTTCAGCAACATTTACTGCTGCTCGCACATGGACTACGCCCTCCAGTCCGAGCGTGGGAGACGTCATATACGTAAAGGCTCCTGATGGTGTTGACGGTACGAGAACGCTAGTGGTAGAGGGCTTTCAAGATCACACTATTGACGGAGAACAAAATATTTCTATCCAATCGCCATTTGGTGCCGTATCGCTATGTTATGTGGTGTCCGGATCCTATAGAATATTCTAGTTTTGTATAGAATGTGTTAAAAGGACCACTGTGTTGTGATCGGTCACCAAAAAAGCATATCCGAGAGCAGCAAAAATACTATTTATAGGTAAGGGCGCACTCTGTGTTGCTCTTAAATATGGATAGGTGCATCCGCATTTATCCTATAACCAAATAAAAAACTATAATATGGAGGGTTTTATAAATGGCTTATAAATTTTCAGTTGGTACACGAGTCCTTAGCGGGAACCTCGTTGTATCGGGTAATATTAGTGCATCTGGCGGTGGTCCAGATCACAACGGCGACATAACGTGCGCCGACGATTTCGTGTTCTCTTCGGATGCGGCTGTCGTTAACTTTGGTGTGGACAAAGACGTTACTTTAACTCACGTTGCAGATACAGGTCTTCTTTTGAATTCCACACGCCAACTTCAGTTCGGCGATGACGGAACCTATATCTTTCAATCATCTGATGGCGTTCTTGACCTCGTTGCAGATACTGAGATTGAGATTAATGCTACCACAGTTGACATTAATGGTGCTATAGATGCTTCAAGCACAATTACAGCCGGTGGCATCATCAAAACTGATGATACAACGGAAGCAACTTCTACTACTGACGGTTCTTTACAGACTGATGGTGGACTTTCGGTTGCTAAGAGCGCTGTTATCGGTGATGACTTGGATCTCTTGTCCAACGCTGCTATCTTTAAAGTGGGTAGCGATCAGCCGTGGACACTGACTCATGCTAACGCAAGTAATACTGCGGTTGTTACAGCTGACCACAGGCTAGCCTTTGGTGACGCTGGTGATTATATCACTGGTGACGGTACTGATATCAGTGTTGTTAGTTCGGCTGACATTATTTTAAGTGCTGCTGGCGCTAACGTCAAGCCGGCTTCCGATGATCAAGCTGCGCTGGGTGTTGCTGGAACTGCTTGGAGTGATCTTTTCCTTGCTTCTGGCGGTGTTATTAACTTCGATAGTGGAGATGTCACTCTGACACATACTAACGATGTTCTCACCATCGGAGGTTCAAGTTCCCCTACTTTAACTGCGACACTTACGAATGCTCTTTCAAAAGCATCTAACTCTGGTCTTGCAATGACGTCTTTCAACGGCTCCGCAGCTGTTTCTGACCTTGCTGTTGATCTTGATAGCTTGAGTGCTGCTGCTGTTGATGTGGCTGCTGATAGTATCGCTATCATTGACGCAAATGACAGCAATGGCTCCCGCAAGGAAAGCGTTTCTGATTTTGCAGCTGCTCTAGTCGGTGGCGGAAGCAAGGTCTATGGTCTTGATTCTACTTCGGGTCTTATCAAGATGGATATCTCTACGCTTAGTACCGCTCTTACTGGTTCTGGCATTGATGGTATGGACTTGTTAGCTCTTGATGATGTCGCTGGTGGCTCTGGCCAGTCCAAGATCACCGTTGCGGGCCTCGCAGCCAAGATGGCTGGTGCTGGTCTCACAGCAGTTAATGGTGTTCTTCGCACTGACGCTGGTGGCACACCAAACGCAATCGTGAACGGCGAGCAGTTGAGTGAAGGTTGGAACTATTTGACTGGAACTCTTGCAGGTGCGATTACTCTTGGTCTTCCACAAGCTCCAGCCCCAACTGTAGGTGATACATATTACTTCAAGGCCGGCCCCGGTGTTGATGGAACTAGAACAGTTACTATCGCCGCCTCTGGTGCTCACAAGATTGATAACGAAAGTTCAATCGTTCTTGAGTCGCCATATGGTGCTATCAGCTTAGTCTACATGGTCTCTGGATCCTGGTCAATCTTCTAAGATATATTACAAATCTTTGGAGCTTGTGCTCTATTTTTGGATGCCCCTCGTTTGGGGGGCATCCTCTTTTTTTAAAATTATGATATATAACCCATAAAAGTTCTAATTATATACGAGGTATGATATGGCATATAATATTTTAAAAGGCGCCGTTCAAGGTTCTGTCGATCAGTATGCAGATCAAGAAATAGACGGCATAAAAGTATTTAAAAATACGATCAGTGCTAGCGTGTTCTATGATACAGACGCTCAAAGCCCTTGTGCTACCATGAAAGATGTAGCAATTACTCACATTGAGGGCGCCCGATCGGGATCCGTACTAACTTATGACAATGGCACGAGCGCCACGGCTCAGTTTGACTTGGTGTACACAGAGGGCGCCCTTCATACTAATAAGATTAAAGCTCAATATTTAGAAGGATCGGCTGCAGGCCTCCATACGCTCCCTCCTGATCGCTTTAGTGGAAAATTGAGTGCCAATGTTATTGAGCACGGAAATGGACTAACAGATGTGAGAGGAGCCCTTCAAGTAAGAGGGAACGAGGGCATCAAGAGTACTCAAAAGGGCCTTGATATAAGCTTGCATGCACACAGCGGTCTCTCAATGCGCTCTAAAAGGCTAATGGTGGATCCTAAAAGCTGTTTAAGTATTACAACTGACGGCCAAAATCTTAGCGATAGTGATACGCTGCTTGTATTTGACGAATCTCGGGGAGCTACCTATAACACAACTTTCGCAAATCTGTGTGACTCATATTTACGAGCTAAATTGCCACAACCGGCCGGCCCTCCTGGGAGCATTCAGTTTAAAAACAAGAAAGGATTTCAATCTTCTACAAGTTTAACATACGATGCGCAAGAGGGAGTGTTAAACGTTGGTGGCGAGACTATAACGGAATCTCTGAAGGTCGCGCGCGGGATTGCCATGGAGGGATCCGTGGTGATGAACATTGTCACCACCACAGAGAAGAAATATGAAGTCCAACCAAGCGACTATACAATATTGACCGACACCAGTGCCGCTCCTGTTACGGTTATATTGCCTCCTGCCTGCAATAACGAGGGCAGAATATTAATCATCAAGAAAATTAACAGCAATAGATATAAGCTGAACTCTCATGGTTTAAAAATAGAAGTAAAAGAAGGTCTAATTGACTTTCAGGCTCAATTGGCTGTAAAAAATAATTATGCCACACGCACTGTCCAGTCTGATGGCGAGAATTGGTGGCTTATAGGCAAAGTTGGCTCATAAATTCCTTCTTTTGCGAGCCTAAAGTACTATTTATTTTGAAAAACTATTTTTATAGGAGATTTATATGTCTAGTTTATTAAAAGAAGCCATTGTGGATGCTAACGCTCTTCGCGAGGCGGCTCTTAAGCACGCCGAAACAAAGATTGTTGACAAATATTCTGAAGAAGTAAAGCAGACCCTTGAGGCTCTCCTTGAACAAGACGAGCTGGGCGCCTTGGATGCGGCCGCTGACCCCATGGCAGCTGACCCTATGGCCGCAGATCCCATGGCAGCAGATCCCATGGGCACCGAAATGGCCCCTGACGATCCAATTGAAGAAGATATAGAAGATGTTCCCTTCGCGGCCACCGATGATGTAAGCAAAATGCAAGGAGCAAACCTTAAAAATGTCCCCGGAGAAGGCGAAGATGTCGAAGTTACTCTCGATCTTAGTGCACTCCGCGAATCGATTCAAGAGATGCAGTCGGAAATTGATGAAGAGCTTACATTTGATGAAGATGAGCTGGCAGATATGCTCGAAGAAGACAATCCTTCTGATGCCCCTGCAGCCGGCCAGTTCGATGAGGAAGAAGACAATGAAAGCGGTGTCGCCAGCAATAATAGCGCTGGTGTTGGCGCCGCAGAAGCGTCTGCTGTTGCTGCTCTCGGCCGCAAAGGAGCGGGAGCCGGCTCCATTAGCGAAAATGATGACGAAGATGGAGACATTGAGATCTCCGAAGAGCTGATTGACGATCTCGTTGAAAAACTGACGGTCGATATGCAGGCTAGCCTTTCTGGCTGGGCCGGCCGCTCTTCTGAAGACCAGAAATGGGAAATGGAAAAGGAATTTGCTCGACGCAGAAGCACTGATGTCGAGGAAGATATGAAAGTTTTGAAACAAGCACAAGAGGAGTTAGTTTTCGAGAATAAACAACTCACCAAGCGGCTTACACAATATGAGCAAGTAACAACTGAGCTGAAGGAGACCTTACAAACTGTAAATCTCTCGAATGCTCGCTTGCTTTATACGAATCGGGTATTAAGAAATACCTCCTTAAATGAGCGACAGAAAAGTAGAATTGTCGAAGCGATTTCAAGAGCCGATTCAGTCACAGAAGCAAAGACAATATATAATACGCTTGAAAGCACAGTGGAGTCAGCGCCCAAGCGCGGACCAAAATCGCTAAGCGAAGCTATTAGCCGTCCAACGTCTGTGATTCGAGCGTCTCGTCATGAGACGCCACAAACCGATCCATTCGCTGAGCGGATGTGTCGGCTAGCAGGAATCAATAAATAATAATACAATTATAGGAGGTATTAAATTATGGCTAGTATCGTAGACCGATTAACAGAAGGTATCATTAATCGCGATATGCGCGCCGAAGGTCACGCACTTCTTACGAAGTGGGAGCGCACAGGACTCTTAGAGGGTCTCACAGATGACCGCAAGAAGCAGGGAATGGCCCGTCTTTTAGAGAATCAGGCCAAAGAGCTTCTCCGCGAGGCATCCACCATGGCTGGTGGCGATGTCGAAGGTTTTGCAGCTGTTGCATTTCCCATCGTTCGTCGTGTTTTCGCAGGCTTAATTGCTAACGATCTCGTTAGCGTTCAGCCGATGAGTTTACCCAGTGGACTCATCTTTTTCCTCGACTTCACAGTCAGCCGGGATAACGGACAGGGTACTGATGATATGTACTCCCGCCTTGGCTACAAGTGGTCGGGTTCGCTTCACGGTGGTGGAGTGGTAGGCGCCCAGGTAACGGGCGGTGTGGACTTGGATGAGTACGGCGTTGGTCTCGCTGGTGGTCCTTATAACCTTAACAACGGTTATTCGTCTCCAACAGGATCGGCTCTCGGTAACGCGATTACCATTACTCCTCTCGCCGGCTATCACGGTGAGTACGGTGATGTTGATACAGACGGCGCTGGCCTGATGACAGAAGTTCGCTGGGATGGCGATCTTGTTTCAGGTTCTACTACCGTTGCTACTATCCGCGTTCTTAAGTCCGGACTTGATCAGGTTAACCTTGATGGCCCTCAGTCTCTCAACGTATCCAGTTCTTCTGGTAACGGCGTTCTCCAAAATGCCGCTGGAACCGCAAAAGCGCGTATTGTCCGCAGATTGACTCGCGAAGTCAGTGCGTCCACAACGCCATACGTCCAGCTCACGTTCGTTGGTCTTGGTGCTGATGGTGCTCATGCCGCTGGTGGTCTTGACTTGGCTCGTGCATGCTTGTCTGGTATCAGTGCATCCACCACCACTCTTTCCTGGGCACAGACTGATGATCTGGTTGCTGGTGGAGCCCTTGGTTCTGTCATCGGTCAGGCTGAGTGGGGCTTGGAGAACGAGAAGTCGATTCCAGAGATTGACATCAAGGTTGACTCCGTGGCCATCACCGCTGTCACCAAGAAGCTCAAGGCTAAGTGGACTCCTGAGTTAGGACAAGATCTTAACGCTTACCACAACCTTGATGCTGAAGTCGAGCTTACCAGTATTCTCTCTGAGCAGATTGCTCTTGAGATTGATCGCGAGATCCTTGCTGACCTTGTAAATGGTGCAACTGCTGCAACATATTACTGGTCTCGTTCTCCCGGTCTTTTCGTTAACCGCGAAACAGGTGTGGAGATTGGTGCTAGCTCTGCTGCTCCTGACTTCACAGGTACAGTGAGCGAGTGGTATGAGACTCTTGCTGAGACAATCAACGATGTTTCTGCTCAGATTCACCGCAAGACCCTCCGAGGAGGTGCTAACTTCATCGTGGTTTCGCCTGAAGTTGCCAACATCCTTGAGTTCACCGCTGGTTTCCGCGCAAGCGTGACCGCCGATGATGATAGAGGTACTGTCGGTGCGGTTAAGGTTGGTAGCCTTTCCAAGAAGTTCGACGTTATCGTGGATCCTTATTTCCTTCGTAACGTTATTCTTGTTGGTCGCCGCGGTAGCAGCTTCCTTGAGAGCGGCTATGTGTACGCACCTTATGTGCCACTGCAGACCACACCCACTATCTTTGGACCAGAGGACTTCGTGCCCCGTAAGGGAGTCATGACTCGTTATGCCAAGAAGATGGTTCGTCCTGACCTTTACGGCTTAGTCGTAATTCGCGGACTCATGGGTGAGTCGGGCAATTAATCAATAGATTAACTCCCAAAAACATTTCCCCTGTCACAGTTTTGTGGCAGGGGTTTTGTTTTTTGAAAATGGCGATCTGCTAAATTTTTTCCTCGGTAAATTTTTGAGATTTTCCGTTTTTGAGTGGATAATACTATTTATTATAGCCAAAGGAGGATTGTAATGGCAAATCCAAGAAGAAGATTATGGTTTAAACTCCGCGATCGCGAACGAGCGCGCGCCGCAGCCGAAGCTGCAGCAGAAGCACCTAAGCCCCAAGTGGCGGAAGAGGCCTCAGAGCCCGAGCTTGAACCCGTCGCAGAAGAGGCCCCTCGCAAGGTGCGAAAGGCCCCCCCTGTTAAGAAAAAAGCCAAAGCCCCAAAAGAAAAAAGCAAAAAGTGATAGATAGTTAGTCATTTAATGCAGAGAATATAAACGACCCTTGTTGTATGACAGGGGTTTTTATATTATGAAAACTAATTACCTTGTATGTGAACACAACGATAGGAGAGTCGATGTATGCCCACTCAATTAGCGCCTATATCTGAAACCAGCACAGTTATACTTACTTCTACGGGAAGCGCAGCAAAAGTAACTGCTGCTGTGCCAATCGGAGCCTATACGGGATCCCAAGGTTTCCTGACTGGCGCCTCGCTCCAGGTAAATTATGTATATAAGAAATTAGGCGGCGATGTAGTTGATATTGAGTTAACCCCAGCCAATGTATATGCAGCATATGAAGAGGCATGTTTAGAATATTCTTATATCATTAATCTTCACCAAGGAAAGAATAGCTTGGCAGATTCTTTAGGATCGAGCACCGGCTCTTTTAATGAAAAGGGGCAATTAATAGAGGGAGACGCTTTAAGCGGTTCAAACATCGAATTACGCTATCCGCGTTTTCAATATGCACAGGCCCGCAAAATTGGAGATGCCGTCGCGACGGTCAGCGGCTTCGGGGGCACTAATCGTATTTATTCGGCTTCTTTTGGTGTCGTAACCAGTCAGCAAGATTATGATTTGCAGACAATTATTGAAACCGCCTCCAGCACCGGTAAAGATGATGCGGGCGTTGCTGTGCCGTTTGAAGGCAAGATAGATGACAATCAAAGGGTTTTTGTAACCAGAGTTTTTTATCGCTCTCCGCGGGCAATGTGGCGCTTTTATGGCTATTATGGCGGTGTTGGTGTGGTGGGTAATCTTTCCACTTATGGGCAGTTTGCAGATGATTCAACATTCGAAATCATTCCCACATGGCAGAACAAAATGCAAGCAATTATGTACGAAGATTCCATTTACACCAGAACCTCTCATTATTCTTATGAGATCAAAGACAACTTCTTGAGGCTCTTTCCCGATCCCAGTTCGTGGGGCTTCGATGACCTAGATCGTGTATGGATTCAGTTTTATATCGATCAAAGCCCGTGGGAGGTAAATGAAAGGTATGACGAAGGGATGCTCGGCGTTAATAATATGAATACGCTGCCTTATAGCAACATTCCCTATGAAAACATCAATTCTATGGGCAAGCAGTGGATCAGAAAATATGCGCTAGCTTTGTGTAAAGAGATGTTGGGGCAAATTAGAGGCAAATTCACCACAATGCCTATTCCTGGCGAGTCTGTAACTTTAAACCATTCAGAGCTGCTATCACAGGCAAAAGAAGAACAAGAAGATCTTCGAACTAAGTTGGTGGAGATTCTCGATACCGTTATTTATAAGGAACTGGCCAAGAACGATGCGGAGATGTCGGACGCTGCAGTCGCTGCGCTTAAAAATGCTCCACTGCCAATATTTGTGGGGTAATTGAGATATGTCTGATAATGAATGGAAGAGGCCTCCTGCACCGCCCCCTCCCTTGTTTTTCGGGAAGAAAGAACGAGATTTAGTAAAACAAGTTAATGATGAGCTG